CGGAACGCGGGCACCTGCCAGTTCACATGGGTCTGCACTAACGCGGCCCGTCGTCCCCGCGACCAACGTGCATGGGAGATCGCCAACTACGCAGCCTACCTTGCGGTCTTCGATCATCCCGATCTGACAGACGGCGCGATCTTCTTCCACGACACAAGCGTTCGGCGCTGGCCCCATCTACAACGGACTGCTAGGATAGGCGACATCATCTTCTACAGGGAACGCTAACATGTGTAGGAACTACAGCCCCTCCGCCAAGCTGGAGATTGAGCGTGAGCGGTGGCGTCAAGAACATGGGACTGAGATGCCGAAGCCCGAGCGGCACAGTCCGTTCGTTGTGATCCAGCCTACGCAGATGGAGCTTCCCCTTGAAGACAGCTTCAAACAATCTGTGGGGACTGCAACATGATTCACTATCATGGCACTCCCATCACGCCGAGGGCAGACCTAGAAAAGTTAATCGGCAGGCACTTCTGTATCTCCTACGCTGAACCACGCGACATAGATTGGTGTACGCGAAACGGGGCGTCGGTGATGATGGACAACGGAGCTTTCACTTCTTGGACGAAGGGGAAGCCTGCTGATTGGGATGGTTATTATAAGTGGCTGGAGCCTAGGTTGGCGCCTCCGCACTGGGCAGTTCTCCCGGATGTAATAGATGGTGACGAGCAGGCCAATGATGATTTGCTGAAGGGCAACCCCTATCGCAAAGAATTGGTGGCTCCCGTCTGGCATCTCCACGAAAGTTTAGATCGGCTTAAAAGGCTGATAGATCAATGGCCTAGGATTTGCTTCGGAAGTTCAGGTGCGTACGCGACAATCGGAACCTCCGACTGGAACTCTAGGATTGACAGCGCCTGGGAGATAACTATAAAGACTGGCAGCAAGCCTTGGATACATATGCTGCGCGCCATGTCTGCTGCCAGCAAAGGTCCTTGGCCGTTCGCCAGTGCCGACAGTACCAACATTGCTCGCAACCACAAAGGGTCGCGTCACCAACGCGCACAAGACATCGAGCAAATGGCAGCCCGCCTTGATGCTCAAAACCCTACACCGAAAAGGACTGTAACATGAAGTACCTTCTTGCTGGAGCTTTCTTGGCCTGCATTCCGATTGCCAACTGGTTGATTGCCAACGTAGGCACGGTCTGCATACCCAACGGTCCATGCCTGATCCCTGTAGCGCCCAGCCTTATGGCTCCCTCCGGTGTCCTGATTATCGGTGCGGCGCTTGTGCTTCGTGATGTTGTACAGGAGACACTAGGTCGGGCGTGGGTTCTGGCCTTGGTTGCTGCGGGCGCTGTCCTGTCGTTGGCACTCAGTTCCCCAGCCCTTGCCGTAGCCTCTGCGACAGCTTTCTTCCTGTCCGAACTCGCAGACTTTGCTGTGTATGACCGGCTTCGTAAGCGGGGCATGGCCCTAGCGGTACTCCTGTCTGGCATGGTCGGCGCAGTTCTCGATAGCCTGCTCTTCTCTTGGCTGGCATTCGGAACGGTTAGCTGGGCACCCGGATTGATTATCGCTAAGATCTATGCTTCGCTCGCGTACGCTGCTTGGCTGGTTTACAAAAAGCGGAGGAGCACGTGAATGAAGATTGCCTTAGTAGTTGATTGGCCCTCCGTCGATGCTGCTGCCGGCGGTGTCATGTCGGAGTGGGAGTGGCAAGTCACCAGTGAACTAATGAAGCTGGCTGACTTCAAGCCCGACCTGATTACGTTCGCGCACCCCGCTTACGTGCAGAAGTGGGGCACCCTGTTCGTGGGTGGCAAGGTCGGCGGTGAACTGCTGCCCTTCGCCAAGTCTTGCCGCGACAAGCTGGTCGAGAAGCTGCAAGGCTACGACGTAGTGCTGACGCTGGGCGCGCACGCCATGTTCTGCCTGACCGGCGAGTACAAGATCGACACCTTCCGTGGCACCCACGTTGACAGTCCGTTGGTCGAGGGCCTCCAAGTGGTGCCAACCTACGCGCCCTCCCTGTACGCGCGCATGGCGTGGAACGAGCGACCCGTTGTGGTGTCGGCTATGCGGAAGGCGAAGCAGCGGTTCGTGGACAAGCCGCGCACGATCTACCTGCCCGACAACATTGCTGACCTGTATGCGTTCTCGACCCAGCACATCGGGGATGAGATCGTCTTCGACGTCGAGACGAACAAGTCTTGCCGGATCACGGAGTTCTCCGTGGCAACCTCGTCGTCCTGCTGCCTCTATGTCCAGCTAGAGGATAGGAACTACTGGTCGCAGTGGTCCGAGCAGGACGAGCTAGACATCTGGCTGTGGCTCCGCTTCCTCGCTGACCGGAAGGATCTGGCGTGGGGTTTCCACAACGCAACATATGACTTGACGTACCTCGACGCTTATAGTATACGACCCAAAGGCCACATCTTCGACACGATGCTTCGGCACCATGCGTGGCAACCGGAATGGGAGAAGTCGCTAGGCTTCCTAGCCTCCCTCCACATTCCGACCCGCGCATGGAAGCATCTTCGGACTAAGGCCAAGAAGGACTTCAATAAGAGTGGGTCCGTCGATTGACGCCCCTCGTAGGAGAATGGCTATGAAGGAAATCGCAGTATCGCTCCGCCTCAACTTCGATGCCGAGGGCCTCACAAATGGGGCACGCTACCGAATGGAACAGATTCTCGCTGACTGGCTTCGTCGTCGCATTATTGAAGGCGATGACAATGCGGGCAAGGCTCTGTACAGGGAGCTTGACAAGGCGTCGGGCAAGGACATCGAGGAGTTCTATGTGTTCGTGCTTACCGACCTGACCACTGCTACTGAAGACGCCCAATACGAAATGGCGTTTGCGGAGCAGTCTAACTAACATGAGCGAAGATGATGCGTCTCTGCGACGCCTGTGGGCCAGCGTCATAATTCAGGCGCTGATAGATGCGACGGCTGCCACTCAGACACCGGCAGCCGCAGCCCACAAGCGGCAGGCCCGAGCCTGGCTTACGGTCGAGTACGGCACCACGGCACAGAACTTCGACGAAGTATGTCTGGCTGCCGACATTGATCCGTCCAGAGTACGCACCTTCTTCAAGACCTACGATGGTCCACCCTTGACGCTGCACATCCTGTCTCGTATGCGGGACGCCTTCTTGAAAGGTAACGTCAGTGCGAACAATCACGGACATGACGCCAACTCCTGCTAATCAGGAGATCGTCTACAACTCCCTCGACACGATGCAGACGATGGCCCTCAAGGAAATCTATGATGAGGGCCTTCTTCCTGCGTGGGCCAAGACCACCCACGAATACAGCGAACTGATGTTGGGTCCGATCCTCACCATGATGAGGCGCGGCGTCCAGATAGATACGGTCAAGCGGGATGGCCTGGTCGCTGGTCTGCGTGCCCGCGCCAACAAGGTGCAGGCTACCTTCGACCATGTGTGCGAGACGCTGTGGGGTACGACTATCAACCACAACTCCACGCCCCAACTCATCTACCTGTTCTATACGCTGCTCAACATTCCCGAGCAGACCAAGTCTAAGAAGGGCGAAACCAAGGTCGGCACCGACCGGGAAATCCTTGAACGCATCGCAGCCAACTATACGCGCGGTGCCTTCTTCGCCAACCACATCCTCCGCATCCGCGACCTTGAGAAGCAGATCGAGTTCCTCTCGAAGAAGCTGTCGCCCAGCAATCGCTTCCACGCATCCTTCAATATTGCGGGCACCGAGACCTTCCGGCTCTCATCCAGTGAGCATCCCTTCCGGATCGGCAGCAACCTTCAGAACATTCCGAAGGAAGCCCGCTGCTGCTTCACCGCCGACCCCGGCTATGTGATGTTCTACTCGGACCAGCAGGGTGCCGAGGCTCGCATCGTGGCCTACCTGTCGGGCGATGAGAACTACATCGCAGCCGTCGAAGGTGGCGACTCCCATACGATGGTGGCCAGTATGGTGTTCGGCTTCCCGCCAGATCGGGAACTGGCCGAGCGTGAGTACTACCGGGGCTACTCGTACCGGGACATCACGAAGAAGGGCGCACACGGCAGCAACTATTATGGCAAGCCGTACACGCTGGCCCAGCAGATGAAGGTCGAGACTGCGGTAGCCGAGGCTTTCCAGAACCAATACTTCCGCCGCTTCCCCGGCATCAGCGACTGGCATGTGTGGG